CCATTGCCGAGGCGTTGGAAGATGCTAAGCTGATCCTGGCCGCCGTCCTCGCGGGCGTGGCCACGCCGAAGCAGCCGCCGCCGTCGCCGGGCATAATCGGGCGCAAAGCGGTCGCGAAGGCACCCCCACGCCGGGGGAGTAACGGGCGCTGGACCGCCACCGGGTCCTGATACCGGTGTGACCCCGTCGCCGGGGGATTAGCGGGCGTTGAGCCGTCGCCGGGCTTTATCCGGGCGTCGCTTCACGTCCCCATCAATCCCCGCGACAGGAGGCCATTTTGGCCGATATGAACGTCACCCCGGCACGGGCAGGCTTAACGCCGCTCATCTGGGACTCCGACTTTTTCACCGAGTACGTCCGCAAGAACCAGTTCGCGCGCTACATGGGCACGACCATGGGCGCGATGATCCAGGTGCGTGAGGATCTGACGCGCAAGGCGGGCGATACGGTCGTTTTCCCCACCGTGCGGCGCCTGATCGGCGCTGGTGTAACCGGAAACACGATCCTTGAGGGCAACGAGGAAATCCTCAACGCCCGCTCGCTGAACCTGACCGTCTCCGCGTTCCGCCACGCCGTCGCGGTCAGCGACTGGGACGAGCAGAAATCCGTCATCGACCTCCGTGAGGCCGCCAGGGAAGCCCTGATGGTCTGGGAGCTGGAGAAGATGCGGAACGATATCATCACCAGCCTCGAGGCGATGACGGCGGACGGCAACGTGCAGGTGTCCTACGGCGCGGCCACGGCGGCACAGCGCAATACCTGGATGGTCAACAACGCCGACCGCGTGCTGTTCGGCAACTCCAAGGCGAACGCTTCGTCCGGCGTCATGGCCACCGCGCTGCTGACGATCAACAACACCACAGGCAAGATGACGGCGGCCACGGTCACGCTGGCCAAGCGCATCGCCCGCACCGCCTCGCCGCGCATCCGGCCCATCAGCGTCAACGACGACGAGGAATGGTTCGTGATGTTCATGCCGTCGCTGCCGTTCCGCGACCTGATGAACGACCCCGTCATCGTCAACACGTTACAATACGCGTGGGATCGCGGGCGCGACAATCCGCTCTTCACCGCCGGTGACATCATCTACAACGGCGTCATCATCCGCGAAATTCCGGAGATGCCGGTCATCGCGGGCGCCGGCGGCGGCGGCATCGATGTGGCCATGTCGGCGCTGTGTGGCGCGCAGGCATTGGGCGTTGCCTGGGCGCAACGAATGAAGTCAACGACCAACACCCGCGACTATGGATTTATGCACGGCGTGGGCATTCAGGAAATGAGAGGAATCGGCAAGCTCCGTTTTGGCGTCGATCCGACCGTCGATACCACCAAACCGGTTGACGCGGGCATTGTCAGCGTCTTCACGAGCGCCGTTGCCGATGCGTGATGGCCGGTGTGGATCAAACTCGCCGCCGGTCTCGCGCCCGTGTTGCTGGCCGCGTTGGTCGGCATCGCGTGGTCGAACTCGCACACGCTGGCGGTCATGAGCAAGCAGATCGAGGCCGAGGAAAAGCAGCTTGACCGGCTGCGGGACGTTGTTGACCAGCGCCTGGCGTGCCCCCCGGCGGCGCCGCGCTGACATCAGGAGATTTTGATATGGCAACCAAGCCACATGACGATGATGCGAACACACGCGACGCCGACAGGAAAAGAGCCGCCGGCGACAAGGCCGGATCGGACGAGGCACCCCAGGCGGCCTCCGTCGCGATGACGCGCACCCCGGAACAGCGCGAGGCGATGGCCGCCGCGACGATCGGCGCGCAGATCATCCTCGATTATAATGGTGACGGCTCGATCGGCGCGCGTGGCGGGGCGGGCGGCACGATCGAGGAGAACACCGCCGCGCGTGACGCGCATCTGATCTCTCTCGGGTTGGATCCGGCGGCGCCGTCCGGGCCGCCGCTGACGCCGGAGCAGGTGAAGGCGAAGCAGGACGCGGCGGCGAAGGCGGCCGATCCCACGTTCCTGCCGCCGGCGTCGGGCAAGGCCACGCGCGTCTCCAGCCTCGCGGCGGGCATCAGCAGCGAGGATCTGCCGCCCCCGCCGGCGGGCTCGGTGACCGGCGCGGCTGCCAGGTGAGGTGACTACTCCCGTCTCCACCATCGCCGAGCGCGCCCTGCGGCGACTCAACGTCACGGTCGTTCCGCTCGACGACCGGCCGACGCTGACCGAGATGGTGCCGGTGGCCACGATCGCGACCATGGCGCTCGTGGAACTGGGCGTCATCGCCTCGGACGAAACGCCGTTACCGTCCGATCAGGCGCTCGCCCTCGACAAGGTCGCCTCGGTGCATGCCGCGCTCGATGCCCAGGCGCTGGTGTGGTGGTCGGGCGATGCCGTCCCGCGCGCGTTCGTCGAGGAATACACCAAACTGACGGCGGCGCAGGCCTCGAGCAGCTTCGGCAAGGCGGCCGATCCGGCGTTGGTCGCACTGCTGGAGGGGCGCGTGCGGAAGGGCGCGATGGTGTTGTCCGCGGACGACAACGCCGTCCAGGCCGTCATGGCGGTGCATCAGGACCTCGTGATGCGCGGCATCGCGCGGTGGACCTCGGCGGACATCCCCGACGCGCTGGGCGAGCCCTACGCGATGCTCGCCGCCGATGCGCTGGCGCCGCTGTTCGATGTCAAAACCGATCCGGCGGACGCGCGCTCGGCGATGGTCGCCATCCATCGCTACGTGGCGCTGCCGACGAGCGGCGAGCGCGTTCAGGCCGAGTATTTCTGATGACGTTCGCCAATCTAAATGTTGAGCGTGTCCCCTTCCAGCCGCCACTTCGCTCTGAGTCGTTTTTTTTTCGCGCGTTCGCAGATGGAGCAATAACGGGAGTTGGCATAGACCCTGTCGTAAGGATGGCCCTGCGGACAATGGGTTTTTTTGCTGTTGAGGTATCCAGCGGAGGCACTGTCGCGAAAGACGTTCTCCCTGACGGTGATGGCCTGAAGATGCTGCGGGTTCACGCAAGCCCGGTTACGGCACAGGTGATTGACGACGTGATCTTCCGGCAAATCTCCATGGAGGGAGAACCATGCGACCCGATGTGCTCGACGGTTTTTGCGTCGGAAATAGAACACGCCATACCCGTCTTTATCCAGCTTGTTTTGCCACAGTGAGCAGTCCCCTTTCCGTTGTTGTTTTGAGGCAAAGCGAGCGGCCTCCACTTCCGTCAGATACGTCATCGCACGCTCCATTGTCGGACCGCATGGACATACCAGGCCCGCAATATATGTGGCAAGGAGAGTTGCCTCTTCATGGCCTATAAACTCAAATATTCTGACTATCCAAACACCGATACCGGGCCGCCTGACCCCATCCGCTGGGTCGGGCCACCGGGGCCGCCCGGTCCGGCCGGGCCACAGGGAATCCCAGGAATCCCAGGACCGACCGGACCACAGGGCCTCATCCAGGAGGCGCCGACTGACGGGCAGTATTATTCCCGGAGCAACGCGGCCTGGCTGATTTCTCCCGGCGGCATGACCGACGCGCCGCTTGACGGGGGCAGCTATGGCCGCCGTAGCGGTGTTTGGGCGGCCGTCCTGCCGAAAAATGGCGGCCTCACGCTCGGTTCCAGCGCCATCCAATGGGGCATCCTGCCCAACGCCGCCGCCCTCGCGCCGACGACGGGCGGGTCCGGCTACGCGGTAGGCGATGTCATCACGCTGGCCGGCGGTGCGACGATCACCGTGCAGACGCTGACGGGCAGTGCCGTGGCGAGCTTCATGGTGCAGCAGTCGGGTTCCTACACGGTCGTGCCGACCGGCCCGATCGCCCAGGTCAGCACGTCCGGCGCCGGCACCGGCTGCACCATCACGCCGCCGTTCGGCCCGATCGCCGCCTCTATCGGGGCCGTCGGCCTCGTCGGCTCCGGCAACGGTAACTACGTCCAGGGTTTTCAGGCCGGCATGTCCGTCACCACGGGCAGCGAGGCGACGCTTGTCGGCGCCTACGCCGGCACCAAAATGACGACGGGTTCGTTCAACACCGCGTTCGGCCATCGCGCGCTGGGTCTGGAGACGACCGGCACCGGCCTGACGGCGATCGGCAACGACGCCATGCGGAACACGGCTGGCGTCACCAACGGCACGGCGGTCGGCGGCAGCGCGCATCGGG